TTGGGAGTGGGGGGGGGGTGGGAGGGGCTTTTCGGTTTTCTGGCCTTTTAGGAGTCCCATGTCGTGTTAAAAATTTGGGGATTTTTGAAACGCCTTTTCCAAATGCAAGTAACTTAATTATAAGTGTTGACTCTTTGGGGGAACCGGCATAAGTTTAATTACGTTTATTCGTATGTTTCATAATATGTGTTGTTTATCGGCAGGGGGTTACTCTTTTCCCCCTGCCGTTTTTTGATCATGGACTATAAGAATCGATTCCCCCTCACGAAGGAATCCGAGTTGGCTTATCAGGCAGTCGCTCTATTCCTCGCAACCTCTCGCGCTCGATCCCAGCAAGGCACTCCACCTCAACAGCTTTACGCCTTCTTGGGGGCAAAGGGAGAGGCACTCACCGGCATAATCGCTTTTGGCTCGTGGCAGACAGACGATATCAAGACAACGCTTCAGCAGCGTGATCGCATATGTCGTTTGGTTCAGGAGTATCTGATGGAGGTTCTGTCAGATCCTGATCAGATACAAATGCGGGAATACTTGGAGGGATATACCGATTATCCCTGTCCACCGTCAAGACCTCAACAAACTGTCGTCGTAGAAGCTGATGAAGGGCAGCGTCGAAAACGTCGTTCGGTTCGCCGTCGCGCTTCCTGAGCATGCCCCACAGGTGATTAATGACTTGCCGTTTGGTGCATGCGCCGTTATGAGCCTGGACAATATTGTAAACCAACTGGGTGCCGGGTTTGATTCTTTTGCCTTGGACGGTGCAGATGATTTTGATCCAGTCGTTATCCCGGCAATAATCTTTATGTAGTTTCATGGACATCACAATCCCGCATAACTGGACGCCCCGCAATTACCAATTGCCTGCTTGGAATTATTTTTCGGATGCCAGTGTGGAGGGGCAACGTGCCGTCCTGTTGTGGCACCGGAGGGCAGGCAAAGATTTGTTTTCCATCAACCTTGCATGTCAGAAGATGATCCAGAGGGTTGGGCTTTACTGGCATATGCTGCCCACGTATAAGCAGGGCAAGAAGATTGTCTGGCAGGGGTTCACGAGGGATGGCAGAAAGTTCTTGGATCATTTCCCCAAGGAGCTAATCAAGTCTGTCAACAACACTGAGATGAGGGTGGAATTCAAGAATGGTTCCATTTACCAAGTCGTCGGCACTGACGATGTAGATTCTCTTGTCGGCACCAATCCAATCGGCATTATTTTTTCGGAGTATAGCCTTCACAACCCCCGTGCGTGGGATTATGTGCGTCCTATCCTTGCAGAGAATGGGGGTTGGGCGTGTTTCATTTATACGGCTCGGGGTCGTAACCACGGTCACAAGCTTTACCAGATGAGCCGTAAGAATCACGGGTGGTTTGGTGAGAGGTTGGTTGCTGGGAACGATGGCACCAAGAAACCGGACGGCAGTCCTGTCATCAGTGACAAGCAGATCCAGGATGAGCGTGAAGCCGGGATGTCGGAGGCAATGATTCAGCAGGAGTTCTTCAATAGTTTTGAGGCTCCGTTCCAAGGGGCGTATTATGGGGATCAGTTGACGAGGTTGGACAAGGCAAAGCAGATTACAGATATTCCCTATGAGCCTCTTCTCCCTGTCAACACGGCATGGGATATTGGGTTGAATGATGCGACGGCGATATGGTTTTACCAGAAGCACAGGGGAGAGTTTAGGTTTATAAACTATTGGGAGGACACCGGGCAGAGCCTCCATGATATTGCGAGACTTCTAAAAAATGAACACCCATACAGTGGATTCCTCTACAACCGAATGCACGTTCCCCATGACATGGCTGTGCGCGAATTCACGACAGGCAGGACCAGGATGGAAACAGCGCGTAAGCTCGGCCTTAAATTGTCTCTTACTCCGAAGCATGCGGTTGAGGAGGGGATCGAAAGTGTTCGCAACATCCTTCCACAGTGTTGGTTTGACAAGGACAAGTGTGAGAAGGGGCTGGATGCTCTCAAGGCATATAGAAAGGAATACGATGATAAGACGAGACATTTCAAAAGCAAACCACTCCATGATTGGGCGTCGCACGGTGCGGATGCTTTCCGTAGTTTCGCATATGCCACACGCGCCCCCAAGGAAAAGCGCGGTTACCGGCAGAGGAACTATTTGCAGAACGATGATTTTAAATACATATGAAGAGGCATGAGACCATTTGAGGAAGCGCAAATGGTTTATGAGCGTGAGGAGTGTGCCTCCACGTTCCTTGATGATTTCGCGGCACACTTGCAGTGGGGATATGTGATCAACACTCCGACGTGCTTTGTGATGGCAAGGCCAGTCCTTGCGGAGGCACCGCATCCACTTATTTTAGATCCCTACGTAGAATTTACTTGCTATAACACATGGTTTATTTATTGTGTTGCAGGTAATATGTCTGAAATGTTTCAGCATATTCCGTTTACTCTGACCTGGATTGCGTGGGAAAAACGCAATAAGTTCAAGAAATATGATTATGAACGGACCCGGCAGAGATTGTTTACAGCCAATAGAAATTAATATGAAAGACCCGATTTTTGACGATTTCCCCATCGACAAAATAAAATATAGAATGCGCTGTTACAAGGGCGGCAGCCAACCCAAACCGCCACCACCTCCCAAACCGCCAACCCCACAGGACGCAAACCCAAGTACGCAAACAGCGGCACGTCCCAAGAACCGGGGATTCGATTCCACCATTTTGGCGGGTGCTTTCGATCCCCAGCAGGGGCGTGGCAATAATCTACTGGGAGGTTAGTCATGGGATTACGAGAGGAAAACTTAGTGACGTTCCTCGATTCGAGGTTCGGGAAGATGTTCTCAGACCGATCGAATTGGGAGAATGAATGGCAGGATGTGGTGGAGTTGGTTCGTCCAAACACCACTGACTTCCGGAAAGAGCAATCAAAAGGTGAAACCAGAACTGAAGCAATCTACGACAGCACGGCAGTCGATGCCCTCGAACAGTTGGCGGCGGCATTACAATCCTTTCTCGTTAACCCGGCTGACCGTTGGTTCGACGTTTCGGTAGCCAATCCTGAAAGCATCAGAGAAGACAGTGAGGCACGGGAGTGGTTGCAGGAGGTTACCCAGATAATTTATGATCAGTATACTCGGCCTAGTGTTTATTTCAACATGGCTTTTCATGAAGGGTTCCTTGATGTTGCTGCTTTTGGCACTTCATGCATTTACCAAGAGTGGAACCGGAGGGAGAAGCGTTTATCATTTAGGGCATACCCTTTAGCGGATGTATACGTCAAAGAGAATCACGAGGGCAGGGTTGACACCGTTTACCGGAAGATATGCTACACTCGACGCCAGATCGCGCAGTTCTTTGGCGAGGAAAATGTTCCTCCGAAAGTAGCGCAGCACAACAACGACGACCAGGAATACACCTTGGTCCATTGTGTGTTCCCTCGTAACGATCGTAACCCGGCAAAGCTGAACGCTCGTAACATGGAATTCGCGAGTGTCTGGTATGTGCGGGACACAAAAGAATTTGTTCAGGAGAGTGGATTCAAGTCACTTCCCTACCATTGTCCGAGGTGGAGCAAACTTTCCAATGAGGTTTACGGACGTTCCCCGGCACTCCAATGCCTCCCTGACATCAAGATGGTCAACAGGATGGAGTATACCAACATCAAGGCAGCACAGAAGATGGTGGACCCACCTTTGATTGTTTCTGACGATGGAGTGATTTTGCCCTTGAAGGCGAGACCGGGAGATATTATCTTCAAAGAACCGGGGGTGGAATCCCCAGAGCCGCTACAAATGGGTAGTAATATCCCGGTGGCACTAGAGATCACAAATCAAAAAAGGGATCTCATTCAACGCTGCTTCCATGCTGACTGGATTCGGTTGGGCAAGGAAACGGTTGAGATGACTGCTTTTGAGACCGCTGATCGTCGGGAAGAGAAATTAAGATTATTATCGCCGGTTCTCGGACGTTTACAAACAGAATTACTCGGTCCCACGATTCAGCGGTCTTATGAGTTGATGAACACTGCGGGGATGCTTCCACCTCCTCCACCATCGCTCGAAGGCAACAGCCTGACCATTGAATACATTTCTCCCGCTGCCCGGGCGCAGATGGGCATCAAGGCATTCGGGATGGCGAGGTATTTGCAGGAACTCGTTCCCATGGCGCAGATTCAACCTGATGTGATGGACCGTGTGGACACCGACAAGTATGCTGCCATTCTGGCAGAGACCCGAGGTGTTGATATGCGTATCATCAGATCCGACGAGGATGTTGCTGCTATCAGGCAGGGACGGCAGGAAGAAGAGCAGATGGCTCAACTTGCCGGAGCGGCAGAACCAATATCCAAATCAATTAAAAACTTGGCTGACGCCAACGCGAAGGGTGGTGCGGTCTTAGCATAATGGATTACGAATATACAGATCCCCAATCGGCAGCAACAGCAGCGAAGCAGAAAAGGAAAGCAGCGGCAACCCGTCGCGCATACAGAACCGTCTTCGATACCCCGATGGGGCAGGAGGTCATTGCAGACCTCATGAGAATGGGAGGGTTCCATGCATCCACTTTCAAACCAGACTCCCATGAGACAAGCTTTAATGAAGGAAGACGTGCCCTTGTGATTTACATTCTTCACAAATTATACAAGGACGATTCTGAAGTTAATGAACAGATAAGAAAATCGTATGAGCAGAATACTTAGAGATCCCGACGAAGGTGATGCCGGTGGAGGAGCACTCCTTTCCGGCGCATCCGACAAACCAATTGAACAGCGGTCCTGGCAGGACTCGTTGCCTGACGACATCAAAGGTGATGCCCATTTGGCAGGCATAGCTGATGTCCCGGCATTGGCAAAAGGTTACCTCAATGCCCAGAGCCTCATCGGCAAGAAGAGCATTGGACTTCCCGAGGAGGGCTGGACTCCGGATCAGCATGGAGAGTTTTTCGACAAACTCGGGAGACCCACTGACGGGGATGGGTATAAAAACTCCGAGGGTGTTAAGCTTGCCGAGGGTGTGGCGCAAAACCCCGAAGCCATGAAAGAGGCAAGGGCTTTGTTCCACAAGATCGGATTGACTGAAAGCCAAGGCAGGGAACTCCTCGATTTCCAAACGAAATTTGACAATGCCAACTTCGAGGCAGGGAACAAGAGTGTTGAGGACGGCAGAGCCAAAGCTGAGATGACTCTCAAGCAGGATTTCGGTGATGACTATGCCAACAAGATGGATCTCGCGAATTCTGTCCTGAAGCAATTCGGGGATGAGGCATTCATTGAATCACTGGTATCCACGGGACTGGCAAACAATGTCAGCATGGTGAAGTTTCTCGCCAATGCGGGTGCCGGGATGTTGGAGGATCAGGCTCACGGCAGAGGATTAAACCGCATGGAGACCCAAGGACCGGGAGCGGCAAAGGCAGAAATCGCCAATCTCACACTTGACAAGCAGTTCATGAATGCGTGGAACACCCATGAAGATCCCGGGCATGCTGCCGCAGTCGAGAGATGGACCCGATTGCACAAGGTGGCATATCCGAATCCAACTTAATTTAAAATAAACTGTTGACTTGTATTACATTATATGCGTTACTCACTTTACTGGGTAGCGCATTTTTTGTGTCCAGGGACTGAGCTAGGCTCCGATTGTCAGGCGTAACTTGAAAGGATGATCCTGAAAAGGACAATCAACCGATTGTAATTCTAATCCTTTTTAACTGATAATCATTATGAGTACGCAAGTCGATACCGCCTTGGTAAATCAATACCGAAGCAACATCGAGATCCAGTTTCAGCAGAAGGGCAGTCGTTTGCGACGTGCCGTGCGGAACGAATCTCAAAATGGCGAATACGCCTACTACGACCGAATTGGTCCAACTTCTCCCTCTGAAATCACAACTCGGCATGCCGATACGGTTTTGGTGGACACTCCTCACACTCGAAGACGTGTAGCCCTTAAAGATTATGTCTGGGCTGACATGATCGATGATCAGGACAAAATCCGAATGCTGGCAGATCCCACATCCTCGTATGTGATGAATGCCGTTC